CAAACATGGCAAACGGTTTGCGGTCCGCTGGTCGGATAGACCCGAGCTGGATTATTCGGCTAATAGTGCCGAGCTGGATACCCCCGAAAAAGGGCGCTCTGTCATATGCCCCGAGCAAACCGGTGGGGCTGGGGGTTGCGCTAATTGCGCCCTGTGCTGGGAACAGCCCAACCGAAACGTGATTTTTCTCACCCATTAACTTACATATGAAAGGGGCTTTCTAATGAGCTGTCAAAACACTGTAACACTCTGGACGCCGAAAGGTCGGGAAGTGCCATTGCAATGTGGCCGGACCGGCTTTCATGGCGAGCTGGTGCTTTGCGACGAATGCGAACGACCAGCAATTCGCCAGCAGATTTTAACCAATAGCGATGAACCCGAGGATATTGGGTTTCAGGATAGGGGGTAAAAATGCGGAAAAGTAAAAATTTCAAAACCATCAAACACTATTCCCATTTGGTCAGTCATCACATCGGGAAAAAACTGTTCATCCAATATAACCCGACCTATTCGCCCCATAGCTGGGGAATAGAAATTGATGGTTACCCAATGTTCAATCAAAACCTGACAAGCTCGGAAATGATTTTTTATTTGCGGGGATTGCTACAGGGCGCGGATTTTTTGAAAGGCCATAACCTATGCGAGAATTGATCAGTGACATTGCCGCTTGGCTGGTCCTGTTCATTCTTTATATAATCGCATGGCTAATCGGCCAGCACCCCGAGACCTGACACCGGCCCCCGTCGATCAATTGGCGGGGGCTTTCAATTGCCCTATAGTTGCGAATGCGTCTCAATCTCAATCAGGTCGAGATTCTCAAATCCAAAAATCTCTATCATTCACTATCATTGTTGCCGCCACATTTAGTTTCCATTTATATATTTACTTCTGTAAGCCCTTGACATCTGCACCCACTGCCCCCATGTATAAGATTCACACAACCGTATCCTTTTGGAGCAACTATGGAACACGCAACTTATATCGGAAAGGCTAAGTCCGAGCGTAATCTGTACTGTATTCGTGCGGATGCTGATTGGCCTACAGCCCCACCATTAAATTTCTCGAAAGGTAGAACCGTATGGACGAACCGTATTTCAAGATCATTATTACTAAACACTTTCAACTTGAAATACTTTCCTATGGGGTCTACTTACGTATCGGTAAGCAAGATTGGTTTCTTGAGTTGAGTCGTGAATGAGTCGCCCTACGGACTATAAATGAGGGGAAGGTACATCAATGCAACATACGATCCAAATAAAGGGGGTTCTTGAACAATTCTACAACTTGTATCCGGCCATGCCTCTGACATACATCCTGACGCTGATGTGGGTTGCGGAGAATGAAGGTAAACACCAGTACGATCTGGAGCAATACCTTGGTCTCAGCAACGCCACAGCATCACGGTGTATCAAATGGTGGGGAAAGTGGAAGGATAAACGGAAACAGGCTAAAGGCTTAGAGTTTATCGAGTCGTATCCTGATCCCCAGGATGAACGCTACAGAGTCGTTAAACTTACCAAAGCAGGAAAGGCATTTCATGAAAGAGTATTTACCTGCAAATGATCACGGACTGAACACCCATGAGGCACACAGCTTCATGATGTTCGCCTCGAGTGAGGCAGAATGGGAAGGTGATTACTTGTTGGCCCAAGACTTACAGAAACAAGGGGCTTACTACAAGAAGACCCTCTACTTGGCGAACAGTGAATATTCAGCACAGATATTTTCACCTCACTTCCGCAACAAATACTGGCAACAATGGAGACACCGCAATGGCGAGACAGCGTGGGAAGCAATGGCAAGGCGACGTAAAGAGTGGCAACCAACGCCACAGAAAGAACTTCGCAACTGAGACCGAGGCCGAGCTGTGGGAAGCCTCTGTACGGCTAGCAATAGCCCGAGGTGAGCCTATCAGCTCCGAGGGTGTAGCCCCTAGCTCAGAGACCTTCACACAGTACTACAGGCGCATCCATCCTGTGCTGTGGGGTGACACTGACCATGGGCAGAAGGTTGTGGCACAGCTCAGGGAAATCGCAGAGATCGTCAATGACATCCCTGTGTCCATGTTCACTGACCAGCACCTCGAGACCATCGTCAGTGAGCTGAAACAACGTCGGAACGCTGACGGTACAATCAACAGGAAACTAGCAGCCCTGTCGAAAGTGCTGACACAGGCCAAGAAGACAAAGGTCTTGAAGGACAAGCCTGACATCTCAGCCTACCGCCGCAAGGAAGGCGTAGGTCGGCTCAGGTTCCTCACAGATTCCGAGGAAGCCCGTCTGCTCGAGAAACTGACCTTCATGCGTCCTGAGTATGGTGACTTCACTGCATTCCTGATCGACTCTGGGTTCCGCATGGGTGAGGCGTTGAAGTTTACTTGGGCTGACTACAGTGACGGCAAGGTCACCCTGTGGCTAACCAAGAGCGGCAAGCCTCGTACCATCCCGATGACCCAGCGTTGCCGTAGCATCCTCGAGCGTTGCCCAAAGGACACTGACAAGCCCTTCGGTCACATCAACAGGTACACCTACCGCTCGATCTTCGAGAAGGCTAGAGGTATGGCAGGGCTGGGCAATGATGTCGTCCCTCATGTCATGCGTCACACCTGTGCTTCGAGGCTTGTGCAATCTGGTGTGGACATCAGGCGTGTACAGGTCTGGCTGGGTCACTCGACCATAGCAATGACCATGCGTTACAGTCACTTAGCACCCAGTGATCTGGATGTCTGTCTTGATGCTTTGGAGCAAGGATGATAGTGTGACACGACCTGTGACACACGGTGACATATATGGCACGGGGGCATGGCGAAATTGGTAAACGCAACGGGCTTAAAACCCGTAGTCAGCAATGACTTCCGAGTTCGAGTCTCGGTGTCCCCACCACCTTCACAAGAGTCTTAAAATCCTTTCAGACTCTCTTACACATACATAAACATCACTAAGGCGTTGTAATCACTGCATTGCCTTAGATCTGGATATACACTTACACATATGTAAGGGACTTAGAAGCGGGGTCACACTGCTTCTGTAAAAACTTACAACACCCACTAGAAGGGCAGAGGAGAATCTGAGCATGGATACTAAAGATTACTTAGAGTCAGCTTATGGCACAGACTATAGTAATAGCGTCTTGCAAGAAAAAATAGAAACAGAGATATATGATAATTCGTACTCTAGATTAACTAAAGATAACTTAAAGTCTAACTCTAGAGGGTCTTGGTCTGATTCTAAGATCGGGTCACGTTATGTCTCTTCTACCCAGCGTCGTTTTGCTGAGACTGTAATCTCGTTCCTGTCTAGGAAGAGTGGTGGTCGGGGAGCAAGGGCTGCTGAATACCTACGTCAAACTGGTCTCGATCCAGAGGTCATCTCATACCTTTTCGTGAAACAGGTGTACAACCTGATTCCGCTATTCTCGAACAAGCCAATCAAACGCACATCGTTCTGCATCAAGGCAGTCGATGCGATTCACACTGAGTGGCGTCTGAAGCACTTCGGTTCCGTCGAGGAACGAAAGAACCTTCTGGACAAGATCACCAAGGACATGGATCGACGCACCTACCCTCCCCATTGGCGTCTTCGCACATACCGGATGTATTTCGATGCGGAACAGGTCGAGTGGCGTGGCTGGTCGCAGCGTGAGTGCTTGCTGATTGGCTATGCAATGATGAGCCTGTTTATGGAGGCTACGGGCCTCATAGAGTACGACCACACCAAAACGTACATCCTACCCACCAAGGAGCTGGTAGATCACGTTGAAGAGGCTTGTAAGCGGTCTGTGATGGATTTCACGCTGTACCTACCGATGGTCGTCAAGCCTCGCCCATGGTCTGCTGAGTTCAACCTGTTCAAAGGCGGGTACATGAACCGAGGCAAGGTCAAGAAGTACAGCATCATCAAAGGTGCCGGTAAGCGGGACATTGAGCGTATGATGCACATGGATTGGTCTCAGACCCTTCCGGCCATCAACGCCATCCAAGAGACCCCTTGGCGGGTCAAACGCCGCATGGTGGATGCCCTCGATTATGTCTTCAACGAGCTTGGAGGTGACCGAGGGGGAATCCCAACGGTTGATGAGGTGCAGATACCACCGAAACCTGTCGGGTACGATACTGACGAGGATGTAAAGAAAAAGCACAACCTCGAGGTCTTCCTGATCCGCTCGAGGAACCGTGAGGACATCTCGAAGCGGCTGTCGGTGATCTATACGTTACAGATCGCCCGTAAGTTTCAGCCGTTCCATGAGATATACTTTCCGCACAACCTCGATGTCAGGGGCCGAGCCTACCCGCTCCCAGCGTTCCTGAATCCACAGGCGGCTGACTTTGGTAAATCGATGCTGGAGTTCGCCAACGGTATTGAGATCAGCGACATGGAACAGGCAGCTTGGCTTGCTGTGGCCGGAGCGAATGCTTGGGGGAACGACAAGGTGTCCCTTCAGGATCGGGCTGACTGGGTTGTCGCCAACGAAGAATGGATCGTGAAGTGCGGCAGGGATTGGCGTAAAAATCTCGAGTGGCTTGATGCCGATGAGCCATTCATGTTCCTGAGCTTTGCCATGGAATGGGCAGACTTCCTCGAGACCAATGCAAACGGCGAGGCTTTCATCTCACACTTCCCCTGCCACGTTGATGCAACTTGCAGCGGCCTTCAGCACTATTCAGCGATGCTGCGGGATGAGGTTGGTGGACGTAGTGTAAACCTGATCCCAGGATTACCTCGGCAAGACATCTACCAAGATGTGGCTGATGTGACCAAGGAGCTACTGCTGGCTGAAGGGTCGGCTGATGCCCACCTGTGGGTCAAGTTTGGTATCGACAGGAAGATGACCAAGCGTCAGACCATGGTCATCCCATACGCCGGTAAGTTCTCGAGCTGCATGGAGTACACCCAAGAGGGATACGACGACAAGCTCAAGGCTGGTCACCAGCGGATGTGGGACAAGTCGAAAGACAAAGAGATGGTCATCATGCTGGCCCGTCACATCTGGACAGCTATCGATCAGGTTGTGGTCAAAGGTAAGATAGCCATGGATTGGTTGTCCTCAGTGGCACGGGAGTGGACTAAGTACCACAACAAGCTCGACTGCTCTGGATATGACAAGCGGATGACTTGGGTAACACCTGACGGCTTTCAGGTCGTACAGTATCGAGCGTCCCAGAAAAAACATCGACAAGATACTTACATGAACGGAAGGGTTTCGCTTACGTACTACAATGACACACCGAAGCTGGATTCTAAAGACATGGCGTTGTCTGTTGCCCCTAACTTCGTTCATAGCCTCGATGCAACCCATCTTCGCATGGCGGTGAACCGTGGGGTCGAGGAAGGTATCAAGAGCTTTGCTATGATCCATGACAGCTTCGGAGTCCACGCAGCGCAGATGCCGACGTTCATCGAAAAGTGCGTGAAGCCGAGCTTTGTGGATATGTATGTCAAGACTGATCCGCTAGCGGAGCTGTACCAGTCCCTGCCATTCGAGCATGAGCTATACCCAGAAAAAGGTGAGCTGGATATCGATGGGGTCTTCGACAGTGAGTTTTTCTTTTCATAATACTTACATATACAGGAGCCTTACGACTTACAACGCCCACTAGAAGGGAACCAACGGAAATGAAACATAACTTCGATCAACTACATCCTGTTGTGGAGATTATCCGCAATGCCTTCCAGACCCGTAAAGCAATCAACGGGATCAATGAAGAAACCTTTGAGCGTCTGTATCCGGCATTAGCCATGTCAGACACTTACACTTGTGAACATTTTTTACAGAGGATGTTCGATGACATCTGACAACGTAATCCACTTCAAGGGCTTTACTAAAAAGCAGTCACAGAAAATCGATCTGACTGTCGCCAACATTTACGAAGTGGATGATGACACCCACGACAACACCATCCCAGCTCTAATGGGATACATCATTGAAGATGACAAATTCTTACTGATGCAGATCAGACAAGCCACCGAAGAAGACATCGAGGCTGGCGAAAAAGTCGATGAAGATAACCTCATCCTTCAAACCGTTGTCCTGACACAAAAGCAGCTCCAGTTCATCTCGAGCTACGCAACAACATTCTACCTAATCGAGGATTTGGATGAAATATCTGAATGAAAAATCTGGAAAATACACGGGCATGACGATGACCGCCAAGGCGTTCTATCCAAGGCTTGTCCGTCCTGACACCCATTTTAACAAACTTGGGCAATATAAAGCAGACATCCGTGTTCCTGTTGAGGAAGCGAAAGAGCTGATGGAAGAGCTTGGTCAAGTCTACAAAGAGTGGACAGGCAAGGCTCCTAGTAAAAATGACAATTCCATGTGGAAGATGGAAGAGGACAAAGACGGTAATGCCACAGGTGATGTGATCATCAAGATTCGTGTCGCCAACCGCCTCAACAGAGATGGCGAGTTGTGGAACCGCCGTCCTCGAGTTTTCTTCCGTGACCCAGAAGAGCGCACAGACAAAATTGGTGGTGGTTCATCCATCAAAGTTGAGTTCGCAGTCTACTGCTGGCAAGCGGAGAAAAAAGGCGTGTCACTTCAACCGATGAGCGTACTGGTCGAGGAAGTGAAAGAGCCACAACAAGAGGCCAATCCGTTTGGCGAGGGTGAAGAAGCCAGCTTCGACACACCTCCAGCCGAAACAAATACTGGAGATGCAACAGATGCCGACGCTACGTCGCAAGAAGCAGACGGCTTCTACTAATAGCGGCGGGTGGGCATCAAAAACAGGTAATGGTTACAGATCAGGGCTTGAGGAACGTATTGCTCAAGAGCTGATCGAAAAAGGCGTCGAGTTTGAATATGAGACCCTACGCATTGACTACCTGAGACCGGCCAAGAAGGCTCGGTACACTCCAGACTTTGTACTACCCAACGGTATTATCATTGAGACCAAGGGCCGCTTCCTGACAGCAGATCGTCAGAAAATGCTCTTGGTAAAAGACCAGCATCCTGATCTTGACATCAGGTTCATCTTTTCAAACGCCAATCAAAAAATATCCAAGCAATCGAAGACCACCTACGGAATGTGGGCCGAGCGTAATGGCTACCTGTATTCCAACAGTGTTCTTCCGCTGGAGTGGCTAAAGGAGTGACATGGAAGAGTCGCAGTTTACTAACCACGAACCGTGTCCGAGCTGTGGCTCCAAAGATAATTTAGCTCGATATGACGATGGACACGGTTTTTGTTTTGGATGTGGATATCATGAGCAAGAGCAATCCGATGGCGAAAAGTCTTGGGTCGCCCCTCTATCGATCACGGAAGACAAAGGTGAAAACCAAGTATTCAAGGTCACGGGCGAAACGAGAGCTATTGCGTCAAGGCGTATCACCGAGGACACCTGTGCGAAATGGGGATATAAACTCGGTGATCACGCTGGCAATCCAGCTCACCTAGCTTACTACTATGATCAAAAACGCCGACCTGTCGCTGCCAAGGTTCGCTACCCTGACAAATCTTTCGTCTGGATTGGTGACTCCAAAAGCGTAGGTCTCTATGGCGACTGGCTGTGGCGTGATACAGGCAGGATGAT